TTGCAATCCATTCAAGAACCATGAAGGCACCCTGAGCTGCATTGAAAGCCTTGACGACTTCTTCTGTACTTTTATCTAATTTATCTACTTTAACTTCTACTGCGAGAAGTCGTTCATATATTTGTGAGTGACTTACTTCATTATCTTGAATGGTTTCTTGCATTTTATTCCTTAATTACTGCATCTTGGATGTCTTCAGGTTTTTTTTCTAGTTCTGTTTTAAGCAAACCAAAGAATGCTTCACGACCAACTTGAAGTTGATCAACGTTGAATCGTGCTGACTCAAGCTTACGATCTAAGTCTGCTACATGATTCAACAAAAGTTGTTGCTGAGATGTCATGTCTTCAAACTTATATTCAATACCATCAATAGTTACGGGGGTCTTTTCATTTTTTCCCATGATTATTTCCTTTAGTTATTTAAGATTAAGCAGCGGCTGTTTCAAGAGGTGTCAAGTCTTCTGTTGTCCAGAAGTCTTTAGCCAACATGATTACCAAGTGCTCTTTGTTACGAGATACAGTATCAGCCCAGTCTTCATCAGACATTTGTTCGGGCTTACCTGCGTTGATTAAGTTTACAGAATCCATTGCGGCAGAGTAGTGCTTGGCAATTTGTTCGGGTGTTAGTGTTTCAGTAGTCATATTAGTCCTTATGGATGGTTTGCTTTGTATGCGTCAAATTCTGCTTTGAGTTCTTGAATAGCGCAAGTCAAAGTAGCTACCAAGAATGAAACATCAATGCCTTGGTGTTTAGGATTGCCTTCATCATCCACAGCATCCTTTTCACCAGTAACGCATTGAGGCACAACTTCTGCAAGTTCGTGGGCTATAAAACCTTCGCCATCAGAGTTGTCTGCATTCCATTTGTATGTGCAAGGCTTAAGCAATGCCACTTTAGCCAACGCACCTGTCATCGGTGTGATGGTGTTTTTTAAGCGGTAATCTGATGAGGTGTTGTAAGCAGTTGCAGAACCACTTACGCTAATAGAACCAACATTACCATTTCCATTGTTTAATTCAATCAAGGCTCTTGTTGAAGTAGTAGTGGTTGCAATAGTTATTTTTGTTGTATCGTTTAAACCTGTATCTGCTACAACATTAAAACCTCTGCGAGTTGAGCCGTTTGGAAACGCTACACAATCAACAAACAAACTACCAATATTGTCAAAGTAACCCCTTGGATTCCCATCTCCATCAGACAGCACAATGCGGTTGCTTGCTGTGCGAATGTCTAGGCCACCTTGGTTGCCTGAGTAAGTGCCAAGAATTGTGTTTTTAGTGCCAGTTGTTACGGCTGAACCAGCACCATAAACAACACCAAGAGCACCACTACCGATAAAAGTGTTTCTATTACCGGTTGTTAATGCGTTACCTGCGCCAAAACCCATTATCGTGTTGTTGCCACCGGTGGGCGTTTCAGCAGCAAACGCTCCAACGACAGTATTACCACCTGTAGTTGTTGCATATCCTGCTTTGTATCCAACAAAAACATTGGATTCTGTATTTCCACTATACCCCGCTTGGTATCCAACAGCAGTATTGCTAGATGCTGTGGTGTTGCTAACTAAGGCTTCTTTGCCTACTGCAACATTGTTTGCGCCTGTTGTATTTGACAACATTGCTGTATATCCAATGGCGGTATTGTTAGATGCAGTGGTATTTGACTGCATTGCGGCAGTTCCTAACACTACATTTGCCGCACCTGTTGTGTTATCTCTTAACGCACTATCACCAACCGCAGTATTTACATTTCCTGTGGTAGTTAATTTCATTGCAAACGCACCAACTGCTACATTGCGTTCTACAGTAGTTGTAAGAAGTGCTTGGTATCCAACTGCAACTGTTTGGTATCCAGTTTGGTTTGTGTAACCCGCCTGATAACCTACAGCAGTGTTGTTAGATGCTGTGGTGTTGGCTGACAAAGCCGCTGAACCTATTGCTACATTATTTGCCCCTGTTGTACTAGCAATCATAGCCGCATCGCCAATAGCAATATTATTTGATGCCGTTGTATTACTTAATAAAGCATTTGCCCCAACCGCAACATTTGAAGCACCGCTAGTATTAAGTTTAAGTGCTTGCGAGCCAACAGCTACACTAACAGAACCAGTAGTGTTAGTTACCAAAGCACTAGCACCCACCGCAGTATTGGTAGCCACAGCACCTGCACCACGGCCTACAGTTAGACCATAAACAGTCAAGTCAGTACCAGAGTACAAAAGATTTGCAGAGTCAGTTAGTAAACCACCAGTTGACGCATAAGGCACACGACCAGAAGTCAATCCAGACAATGTGACAGAGCCAGAAGAAGTTAATCCTGTTAATCCTGTAAGAACACCTGCATCACTCAAAATACCAACAGAGTTCTGAAGCAACTTACCTGTGGTTGTGTCAAAACGGGCTAAAGCATTGTCAGTAGAAGATGCAGGGCCAACAACATCGCCTGACCCACCGCCACCAGTAGCGGCAATAGTGATTGTTCCATTGCCATTGGTAATCGTAATGCCTGTACCTTGTGTCAAAGTAGCTTTACTTAGGGTGTTACCAGTGGTGTTACCAATTAACAGTTGACCATCTGTATAGCTTGTCTGTCCTGTACCGCCATTAGCAACAGGAAGAGTTCCCGTTACACCAGTAGACAAAGGCAAACCAGTTAAATTAGTAGCAGTACCGCCAGATGGAGTACCCAAAGCACCGCCATTGACCACAACCGCACCAGAAGAGCCTGTATTGACCGCTAGAGCCGTTGCTACACCAGTTCCTAGACCTGACACACCAGTAGATATTGGAAGCCCTGTAGCGTTCGTTAAAGTTGCGCTAGTAGGTGTTCCAAGGATAGGAGTCACCAATGTAGGTGAAGTAGCAAATACTGCAGAGCCTGATCCTGTTTCATCTGTCAAAGCACCCGCAAGGTTGGAGGAGCTAAATGAACCCAAAGATGTTGCATTGCCAACAGAAGTGACTGCACCAGTAAGGTTAGCGTTAGTGGTAACACTACCTGCTGTCAGACCTGAAGCAGTGCCTGTGATGTTTGTGCCAACCAAAGCGGATGGAGTGCCTAGGGCAGGAGTAACCAAGGTTGGGCTATTGGCAAACACCAAAGCACCACTACCTGTTTCGTCAGTAACGGCAGAAGCTAGATTGGCAGATGATGGAGTACCCAAGAAAGTAGCTACACCAGTACCCAAACCACTTACACCCGTTGAGATTGGCAGTCCTGTTAGGTTAGTTGCTGTACCAGAAGCAGGTGTTCCCAATGCGGGAGTCACCAAAGTAGGACTGTTTGACAGAACAACAGAGCCTGTACCTGTCGAACTAGTTACACCAGTACCACCATTTGCAACAGCAAGAGTTCCAGTAATATCAGCCGTAGAAAGGCTTACTGCATCCCATGTAGCGTTAGTGCCATCAGTCTGGAGATACTTATTTGCGTTGCTTGTTTGGCTAGGCAAGAGGTTGTTTAAAGCAGCAGCCGCAGTAGAAGCACCTGTACCGCCATCAGCAACCGCTAAATCTGTAATACCAGTAATTGAACCACCAGTAATTGCGGCAGAAGCATTGTCTGTTTTAGTGCCAACAGCAGTTTGAATGTTGTTAAACTCTGTATCAATCTCAGTACCTTTAACAATCTTTAAAGGATTGCCAGGTGACAGGTTGTCTTTTGATGCAAAGTTAGTAGTTTTGGTGTAATTTGACATAGTTTACCTCTTACCCTATTTTGCCATCTTTGGCTTGAATTTCAATCTTTTGTAGAGAAAACGATGTTCCATTTATCGTTGTCTCATATCCTGTTTGAACAATCTTTCCAGCACCAGAAGCATTCGCTGTTAACGTCTTAATTGGTACACCACTTGTGTATTCAGCAATATTGTATTCAGCAGTTCCATATTCATAACTTGTCTGTGAAGGAATGTAGATATTTTCTGCACGATAAGCACCAGAATAATCAAAACCCCAATTGATAGTTAAAAACTGATTAGACCCACCAATCACAATGGCTGTAATATTCTTCAAAATAGAAATCTGATTAGGGTTTCCCAAGTCAGCATTGTTTGTGTAGTACGCAAATCGGTACGTTACTGTGTCATCAAGATAAGTCCCATACTTGCCAATATAGCCATTTTTACCAATGTACAAGTCGCCATTACGTAAAGAACGCAAAGCAGTTGGAGCAATTGAGTCCCACTTGGTTACACGGGAAGCACCATCTTGCAATGTTTGCTTGGTATCGAAGCAGTAAACTTGGAAAGATGCGGGTAAAACAAGCAGATAAAAGGCTTCTTTTTCTGAGTAAACAGACTTAAGATTAGCCAATGTTTCGCTTGCCAAAGATGAATTTAGGTCAAAACGAACATTCTTAGACAAGTCTCTCAGGGGTGCAGACTTCTCTTGGATTGTCCTCATTAGTGAACGAACACCTGAGTCTGACAAGAAAATTACATCAGAACCAACGCTTTGAATCGTATCTCTAGCAATACATCCAATAGAGCCAATTGTGTCGCTCAGAACTAAGGATGCGGGTGTAGAAGCACCAGAATACACAAGAATCTGTCGTTTACCAAAGATAAACAAGAAGTCATTGTGCGCTGCCAAACCCATAATTTCATCAGCACCATTAGGCCATACACGAGATACATCTAATGATCCTGAAGTACCACCCCCCCATACATGACCTGCAATCAGATCAGAGAAGGTAATGGTTGTTTTATCAGAAGCAGTATTAGCTACCCACAAACGACCAAATGCTGAGATGCAGATGTTTGCTTGTGGAGCAGTTGCCACATAACCAGACTTCTCAGAGACTCTGCGGTAAGTAGTTGTACTTACTGCGGGGTCATAAATGAGTGGATCGTGACCAGTTTGGAAGAAGTATGCAATTCCATTCAAGGAGGCAGTTTGCCAGTTAGATGCAGTAATAGTAGGTGCAGTACCACCCCCACCATAGGTCAACTCAGTCACCGCATTAGAAGTGCCAAGTTTAAATATCTTGTTGTTGCCAGCGAATAGAACTGTAAGAGTCCCGTCAGTCTGGACTAACTCATGGATAACACCAACATCGTTAGCACCCAAAGCACCAGATGATGAGTTAACCCTTGACCAACCTTTTCTAGCACCAATACGACCATACTGATCCAAGATGCAGTTGGTTGCAACCAAAGCAAAGCCAGCCCCTAAATCAAGAGGAGAATCTTCAGTATTCAGGCCATAAAAGCCTGGTGCTGAGAGACTGTAACTTTGGAGTTGTCCTGCCATTAGACCGCCACAAAGTTGTCTTCAGGATAACGAGTGCTTTCCATCGCAATAGCGTCAGAGAGCATCCCTCTAAACAGAGCATAAGC